TGTTGTCTGCGGTGGCGACGACTCCCGTTGATTTTGCGAGAGTAACCTTAATAGAGTCTAGGTTGACAGGTTGGTGGCTAGCTATGACCGCCAGTGATCTAGCCAAGGAGTGGGAATGCAGCCGGCAGGCCGTGGCCAAGTGGGTGGCTAAGGGCATGCCGTTGACCAGCATGGAGGAGGCCAGCGCATGGAGATCTGCAAATTCTCAGAGGGCGCCTAGATGTAGGGTCGTCCAAGCTGCTGCGGCTTACACGGACCCGGCCGGGCCGGTGAGCCTAGAGACGGCTGTACCAGGGGAAACGCCGGAAGTGACAGAAGTAAGGGAGCGATCCAACCGAGCAAAGGTTGCGGAGCGTGAAGCCATGAAACTTTTGGATCAAGCCAAGGAGGCCAAAGACGTTCACGGGATCCGGCTGGCTTTGGACAAGGTAATAACGACCCAAGAGCGGGCCCGGGATGCGGCAGATGAGCTGTCCAAGGCCCGAGCGGTTGCCGGGATTATGATGACAGTTACCCAGCACACCCAAGTGGTGGAGCGGTTGGCCGCAGAATTTCAGCGCGGCCTAGAGGCGCTGGTCAACAAGGGCAGCCGGCTTGTCGGGAAAAGCGCCGAGGAGATCCATGATATTATGCGCGAGGAAACTGGTCGTACTTATGAGGCCATAAAGGCCCGCATGATTGCATGACCATTACGTCATCATCACAAGTCCATGGGGCAGGGGCGGCTTTTAAGTTTCTTCGCCCCGCGGGGATGGATTCAGTGAGCCGGTGGGCGGAGCAAAGCATTTGGTTTTCTGAGCGCTACAGTCCTAGCAAGCCAGGCAAGGTCAGCTTGGACTCCATGCCCTATCTGCGCGAGGTGCTGGATAGCGCCACGGCTCCGGGCGTGCATGAGCTGACGCTATGTTTTGCGGTCCAGTGCGGTAAAAGCACGGCCCTGCAGCTCATGCTGGCCCACCGACTGACCAACAGGGCGACGCCCTGCATGGTGGTCCTGCCGTCGCTCAAGCTGGCACGCTCCATCAGCGCTGACCGATGGATGGAATTGGTCCAGAGCAACCCGTGCCTTAGCCGGCTTTGCCCGGACAATGACGATGAGATGAAGCTGGACGAGCAGAGATTTCGATCTGGCACGGTTTGGTGGGTGGGCGCAGGCAGCGAGAGCAATCTTTCCAGCCGCAGTGTCGGCATGAGTATCGCCGACGAGATCGACAAGTTTCCAGACTGGAACACCAAGGAGGCCGCTCCGCTTCAGCTAATCGGCGCCCGGATGGAATCTTTCCCGCACTGGCTTTATGTTCAGGCGTCCACCCCGACGATTGACCAGGGGGTCAACATCTGGACAGAATTTCAGCGCGGTGACCAGCGCTACTACATGGTTGCATGCCGCGAGTGCCATCATCAGTTCAACCTGGAGTGGGAGGGCATTAAGTGGGACGAGTCCTCTTTTGAGGCAGATTCTGAGACGTGGAATTTTGAAAAGCTAAAGGCCACGGCCCATTACGAATGTCCGGGCTGCCGCCGGCAAATCCCTTTTAGCGAGCGCAATGAGATGATGCGGCAGGGCAAGTGGAAGGCCTCAGCCCAAGGCGAGCCGGGGCGCCGCAGCTATCACCTCAACGCGCTCTACAGCCCGCACAAGACCTGGGGCGAGCTGGCTGTCATGTTTATCCAAGACAAGGAAAGCATCCGCGGGCTGCACCATTTTGTGAACAGCTATCTGGCCAAGCCATGGACTCCGGCCGCGGCCACGGTCAAGCCAAGCGCCGTCGAGGACGTTATCAAGGCCAGCCCGGAGTATCTGCTGGGCGAGTGCCCGATGGATCCGGACGGGCTAATGATGGCGGTGGACGTTCAGCAGACGGAGCTTTGGTACACAATCCGGGCCTACGGCAAAAACGCAGGGAAGCCATGGAGCGCGCTAGTGGACTACGGCCAGCTAATAGGCTGGGACGCAGTCCTGCAAAAGTTTGGGCAAAAGTATCCGGTGCGCGGCAAGGAGGGCGAAGGCCGAAGCTGCTTGGGCGGGTTTGTGGATTCTGGTTACGCGGCCCGGAGGACCGGAGGTGTGTACGAGTTTGTGATCAGGGCGGCCGGAAAGTTTTGGGCCAGCAAGGGACGTGCAGCCAGTGCCGGGATGCGGGCCAGCGTGGTAAAGCAGGTCGTCGAGCACCTGGGCCGGACTCTGCCTTTGGTCCAGTACGACGATAATGTTTTCAAACACACGCTTTACATCAACAAAATCAAGGAGCGTACCGGGGCGGACTGGTGGCTGCCGCGCAATCTTGGCCGCGACTACATCAGCCAGCTGACGAATGAACGGCTGGTGGAGCGCAAGCTGCGCTATGGGCAGAGAGAGCTGACGTGGGAGGTGGTGGGCGCGAACCACTTGGGGGATTGCGAGAAGCTGGTGCTGGTGTTTTTAGAGCACGAACAAAACCGGCCGCATGAGGCGGCCGCTAAATTGACAGCATGAAGGGCGCGTGGAGCGTGGGCTCATCTTTTCCCTTTGGATCCAGGCATCGAAAGACCCTGTGGCCCTCCGCCTTGCCTTGGAGGCTCTTGCGGCCGGGCAGGCCAACACTTTCACCAACGGGGGCAAGGTAATGGTCAGCGCATCCGTGGCCGGCAAATCGTTCAGCTACCAGCTGCAGCCCGGATTTAATCCCGCCGGCGTTGCCCAGCTAGCGCTTAACTGCTGGAAATCCGTGAAGGGTTTTACCACGTCCACTGAGGTTGAGGATTTTCTGACCAAATCCACCGGCTCGGTCTCCTATCCGTCCTACCCGTCCGAGGTTTTCTAAGATGGGATCCTGGGGCAACTGGTTCGGCCGGATTATCCGTGCAGGCGAAAACGACCAGCGCCGTCGCCGCTATATTTACGCCACGCCCCAAGACACCAAGACAGACCTGACGACCGCCAGTCGCCGGCAGGTGCTGGGGCTGGCCCGGTATTTTTACTACAACAACCCCGTGGTGCGCGGGGCGATCGACAGCATCACCCGCAACTCCATCGGCCCGGGCATCAAGTGCCAGGCCCGCACGGAGGACGAGGGATGGAATCGCGCCACGGAGGAGTGGTTCCGCTCATGGGAGATCGCCTGTGACGTCCGTGGCATTTTGGATTGGGCCTCGTTCCAGCAGGTGGCTTGCCGGGCGATGCTGCGGGACAACGAAGTATTTTGTCTTTTGATCGACAACGGCGATGGATGGCCCCAACTGCAGATGGTCGAGGCCCACCGCTGCGAGACACCGGCCTACCTTTCCGGCGAAAAAAGGATTTTTGACGGGGTACGCACCAACGCCCAGGGCCGTCCGCTTTCCTACTACATTCGCACCGGCGACGGCGACAAATACACCGAGGTGCAGTCGTCCGACCTCTTGGTACTGGCGGAGCGAGACCGGCCGGACGAGCTGCGCAGCATCTCCCGGCTGGTGACCTGCCTCAACCTCTTGCAGGACCGCGACGAGATTCTGGACCACGAAGTGCAGGGCGTGAAACGCGCCGGCGCCATCGGCCTTGCCTTGGAAGGTCAGGGAAACACCGGGTTTTTCGGACCTGACACCACCAGCGACGACGGCATCACCACGGACAAGATCCTGGGCGGAGGAGCCATCTGGAACCTGCCTGCCGGCAAGACACTCAAGGAAATCAAGAACGACCGCCCCGGGCCCAACCTGCAGGAGTTCATGGATCAGATTTTGCGGGCCGCTGCGGCCGGCCTTGGCCTGCCTTACGAGTATTTGTGGAAAGCCGACCTGTCCGGCCCTTCGCAGCGCTTTGTCCTAGCACAAGCCCAGCGCCGTTTTGACGAAGTGGCGCAAGCCATCACTAGCCAGATGGTCAGCCGCGTCCGCCTCTGGGCGCTGGCCAAGGCCATCAAGCGCGGAGACCTAACCCCGCCCCGCGGGATGGACCGCTGGTGGCAGGCGGTTTACCACACACCCCAACGCACCACCATTGACGCCGGACGCGACAGCGCCGCCGACCGTGAGGATCTGAAGCTGGGCCTGACGACCATGGCGCACATTTACGCAAGCCGCGGAGAGGATTGGCAGGAGGCTGTGGACCAGAAGATTGCCGAGGCCACCTATATCCGGCGCAAGGCGGAGGAGGCCGGACTGATGGCCTCTGACGTCCAGTTTATCCCCAACCAACCGGCCCCGCTCACCCCTCCGTCCGCCGAGCCGGCTGTTGACCAGACCGTCCAGCCAGAGCTGGCCGCGCCCACCGTGACCGTCACCATGGCCGCGCCGGTAGAAGTGACCCAGCCCGAGCCCTCTCCGGCGGCCGTTTTGACCGAGGCTTTTACCATGAGGGACGAGCCCGACCTGCAGCTGTCCGACAAGGAGCTCAACATGGTGGTCAAGGCGATCGGCCTAAAAAACAAGCCCGCTAAGAAAAAGAAAAGCTAGGGTTTTGACACGCCCCGCCAGCACATGGCCGAAAAGAAATTTAAGGGCATATCCGTCATCACTGCTGGCCCCGCTCTTGGCCACGGCATGGTCATCGACGCGGAGACTCTTTCCCAGGTTGTCGAAAAAGGGAACGAGGCAGGACAGGTCAAGGTCCTGTCGGATCACTCGTCCTCCGTCTCCAACATCATCGGCTATCTGGAAAACTTTGGGCTGGATGGCGGCCGCGTCCGCGCCGACCTGACTCTTTTTGAAAGCCATGACGGCTTTCAGTATTTCAGCGAGCTGATCACCACGCTTCCTGGTCAGATCGGCTTTTCCATCAGCTTTAGCGGCGTGCCCCGGGAGGCGGCCGACGGCACCCAGCTGGCCACCGTGCAGACGCTCTTTTCCGTGGATCTTGTGCTGACTCCGGCCGCAAACCCCACCGGGGTTTTCCATGCGCGGGTTGACAGCAAGCAAAACGCCGTGACCAAAACATCACAGGTTGAAGAAACCAAGCTAGAGACGCCCGCCACGGAAGCGGCGCCCGTAGCCCCGGCGGCCCCGGCGGCAGAGCCCGCCAAACTGGCCGAGCCCACCCTCTCCGACATCAACGCCAAGCTGGACGCCATCATGGCCATGCTGCAGGCCGATGTCGTTGAGGACGTGGTCGAGGAGCCCATGACCGGCAAGCCCGAGGAAAGCAAAATGGAAGCCGCCGTGGAGGCATCTCCCGTGGCCGAGGAACCCAAGGCCGAGCCCGTCCAGGAGACCGTGGCCGCGGAAGCCAAGATCGAGGAGATTAAGGCCGAAGCTCCGGCATCCAACGAGGCCGCCGCTCTCAAGGCCGAGCTGACCACCCTCAAGATTGATCTGGAAGCCTCGCGTGGCATCAAGCCGCTCGAAGTTTCCGCTGAACAGAATTTCTCGCGTTCCGACCTGCTTTCGCAGTTCAACGCGGAAAAGGATCCCCGCCGCGCCGCGGAGATCTTCAAGAAAATCAAACTGGCGCGATAACCCAAAGGATAACCAAACACCATGGCTAACACACTCGGTTCCGTCTCGAACGGAAAGGTCATCGCCCAGCGTGCGCTGGAATTGCTGACCGAAAACTACAACTGGATCTCCGCCGGCGTGAGCGACTTCTCGGACGCCACCGCCCGGAAAGGTGATTCCATCACCACCCACATCGTCAGCATCCAGTCCGCCTCGGACTACAGCTCGACCGCCGGCTACGTTCCCGCGGACGTGACGCAGACCGACGTGACCGTGACGCTCAACAACTTCAAGCACACGACCTACGCGGTAAACGACGACGAGCGCACCAGCTCCAACATCAACCTGATCGAGCGTTTCGCCGAACAGGCCGCCCACGCGCTGGGCAAGGCGATGGTGGACTCCGTCCTGGCTCTCGT